ACAACTTCCGAGTTATAGAAATTAATCGTGTTGTCGATGGTGATACTATTGACGTTACTATTGATCTCGGGTTTGATCTATACAAGAAAGAAAGAGTTAGAGTTGCAGGAGTTGATACGCCTGAGAAGAGAACAAGAGATGATGAAGAAAAAGCATTAGGTTATGATGCAACAAATTGGTTAAAGGAAAAATTAGAAGGAGCAATTAGTGGTGATGATGACCTTATTATTCGTACTGAGCTTGTCGGCGGCATGGGCAAGTATGGTCGCTTACTTGGGTGGTTGTACATTGGTGACGCAGAACTCTCCCTCAACGAACAAATGATTACCGAGGGATATGCCTGGGCATACGATGGTGGTACTAAGCAGAAGAATTTTGAAGAACTTCGTGAGATTCGTCGTGCTCATGGGACACTAGTATGATTTCTGGTATTTTTATTTTTGGATTTATATTTCTATTGCCATTTACTCTAGATAGAACTTGGCCAGTAAGATATCGAAGTGGTAACATAAATTAGTTAAAATTTGCTGAGAAATGTTAAATAATTAAAGTTATTGTAACACTATGGCACAATCAACATATAAGAAAAATCAAAAGAAAGAAGCAACAGAAACTTTCTTTCTATATGTGTTCTTTCATTCTATTTGGACTGGTATTTTTAAATTTTTTGAGGACTGATGGAAATTAAAATTGACGGGATTAACATTAGTGGACTTGAAATCCCTGAGGTGACAGTTTTTGATGCGAGTAACTATTCTTCACCTCCTATACCTGTTGCACCACCTGTGACGGTAAATATTGGTGTTCCTATCGTAGACATCCCTGGATGTGTAGAGGCACATGAAACGAACAACGCAAAAAACAACCAAGTCAAGTCTGATGACCAAAGAGGACTGGTTACGTATTGTGATTCTGGCGTCCCTAGTTTTAATCCTATTCAGTTTGAACCTGAACAGATGATTCTTACGGAGCCTGCTCCTGTTCCAAAAACTGATATATCAGATAAACCATTATCACCAGAGTTACCTAGAGCACCAGAAGTATCTCCTCCAGTCAATACAGCAAAGGTAGATTGTCCTACACCAGCACAGCAGGCAAAAGAACCTGTCGGAACATTCGTAGAAGGTTTCCGAAAGAAGGTTGTTGCCTATGAATTGAAAGGTAATGAATGTGTCCAGATAACAGAAAAAGTCCCGCTACCTCAACAGATAGTAGCAGGACTTCCTAGTGGTGGTCAGGTTGTGCAGGTAGGTGGTATTGCTGTTATTGCGACAAGTTCTGCGTTGCTCGCAAAACCTCTTGCTGATCTTTTGTTAAAAGCGGTGAAACCTGCTGTGAAGAAAGTGATGAAGAAGATTGCTGCCTTGCGGGGTAAGAAGATCCCAGTTTTGTCTGTAGGGGAGCGCCAAGCAGAGCAGCGTCAGATGAACCATGCTGTGAAGGAACTTCGCTCTGTGTTCCCAAGGAAGAAGAAACGGAAGGGATAGCATGGACATGTGGATGCTTATGTCCTGGTGGATTGTTTACCACCACATCAGCACACACTTTATAGTAAGGACTCTTGGGATGGAATTGAATTCCACGCAACATTAAATCACCACAATTCTTAAGACGAGCAATCTCAAAATCCAATCTCTTGTTAGCAACTAACTGAGTGTTTAATTCAATTTGAGTTTGTGCTGCTTTCTTACAGAGATCTTGCAACTTTTTATCGGTAGGTGTGCTCCATGTCATAGAGAAACCTACACCTAAACTATAGTTATCTTTTTGTCCAGTGCGTACTTTCTTACGGAAGAGAATGTCTCCTGGATTATCAATAATTCCATCACCAATATCATTTCCATCATCATCGAAGGCGCCATAATTATCACTCACATCATATACGGGATCCATATAATATGGTTCATATGGTTTTGATGCTGATGCAGTTCCTGTTACATAGGGAGTGAAATTTCTTGTAGGTCCTTGACACTGGATTCCACCACCATAAGTGTTGGTAATATATGGACCTTGTAAAACCTGGATTGCCTGGTTTGTCACCGAGCCTGAACTATTCGCTACAGGAGCAGCCGTCGCACTTACACCTCCTACATTTGCATTCGCAGGTAGGGCATTCGCAATACTTGTTAGACATAGGATTACTGGGAGAAAATACTTGTTGTGTCGGTTACGCTTGTAACCTCTGTGGTTCTTTGAATAATTGTTTGATTGCTTAACCCAGGACCCATGTACGTTTCTGTGAACTGAAATGCTGCCCCTGGATTCGTCTGTGTGAATGTTGGTTTTGTTGTAATGCCTGTCCATGTTGAAGTCACGCCGTCTATAGTTACATTGTTTGGTCCAGTACCAGGAGATAAGTTACCTGATGCTGAAATTCCACTGCCAGTCGCAGAGTATTGATATCCTGTGTTGTAATCCATCGAGTTGATGGTTTCGGTTATTGTTTGTGAAGTTTCTGTGTGGCTTGACATAGATCCCTGGGTAAAATTTGGGACTACTGGAACTGCACTTGCGACAGTTCCATGTAAAGCACCAAGAATCAACCCAAGACCGATTGCTTCTTGTAATCTAGACATATTTATTATCAGTCAAGAGCAGTAATTTCTGTAATGAATTGTCCTGTAGCAGTAGATCCAGATCCACCAGCAGTCAGACTCATAGTATGAGAACTATCAATTGTGCCTGCCAGAGAACCTGCATAACCACCTGCTTGAGTGGTTGAATTTCCGTAAAGATTTGGAGTATCAAATCTTCCAGCATTACTAAGTTGAGTTTGTGAAGTCACCAAAGCATCACCTTGTGTATAGGAAGCACTGAATGAGAATGCTTCACCTGCTGTTGCTTGTGTTGCTGTAATTGTTGAGGAAGCAGCAGTAAAACCATCACTGGACATACCAATAGCATTACCTACAATACCTGAAGTGGTGCCGTCAGTAGTATTTACATTGTTTCCTGAAATGGACATGGAATGTCCAATTCTGGTGCTCTGCACGGCAGGTCCTTCAACAGTCAGTTGGACTGAAGAAGCATGTTTAGTAACAAGTCCGCCTGCATTTGCTGCACTTGCGGTCATCAATAACATTCCAAAAGCAATTAATGCTTTTTTCATAGAAAATTTATACTTAAAGCTATGGATTATTTATCTGCTATTCATTTATAAATAATTTCGAAAATTAATAAATCTTGAAATTAGTAATGACTGAACAACAACAACATTTAACCAATCTTATAGAGCAAAGAGAAACTCTTAAAAAAACTCTTGAAGAATTACAAAATACAAGTAATGCAAGAAGAGAATTATATTGGAAAGTTCAAGGAGCAATTGAATATTTGTCCGGAACAGGAGTAGTTCTTCCGGAATCGGAATCTGCAGAAGAAATTGAATCAGCAGAAGCACCGGCAGAAGAGGGTTGACGATCTGAGTAAGAGGGTCTATAATATCTGAGTTGAGAGGCAAAACCGTAAGAGGGAACGACAAACTGCTCTCCGCCTCTCTCCGTTTAGGGCACGTAGCATAATGGATAATGCCCCCGCCTTCTAAGCGGTAGATTGCTGGTTCGACCCCAGCCGTGCCTGTTGTCTTTTTTGTTATGAAACCAGTAGACATCTTACTTCTGTTATCCGAATTAGAAGGGTGCTATACTCACACTAAGAAACTTGGTTTCGAGGAAGACAATAAAATCTTCGATCAATTGAGAAAGAAGTATTACAAACTATACTTCAAACTCAAGAGAGAAGAAAACAATCCTCAGTAGCTCAGCGGCAGAGCCATCGACTGTTAATCGATTGGTCGTAGGTTCAAATCCTACCTGGGGAGTTGGAGATTGATCATCTCCATAGGGTGTGACAGAATAATCCTATGCGGTCATGCACGGGATAATGTATAATAGGACAGGGGTGATGCCCGCCATGTGACTGGGAGACCAGAGACATGAGAATCCAATATCAAGGAGTCCGAGAGTGCTAGAGAACGTTACTATCAGTGCGACCCTCTAGTTGTGAGTATGATAGAATCTCACCACCCACCACACTAAAAACCATGGAGTAATCCTAAATTGCAGGTTGGTTCACCTGTTTGCCTTTGTAGCTCAGTGGTAGAGCAGGGCTTTTGTAAAGCTCAGGTCGCAAGTTCAAATCTTGTCGAAGGCTTAAATCTTTTTTTTTTACCATGGATTATATTCCTCTTTTTTCCCCAAATATTTTTTACACTAAAGTAGAAAATAAAACGGTTTTGAATGAAATTAACAACTTTTCAAAAACTGAAAAGTATCAACAACTTCAAAATGCAGGTGATAGAAATCTTTCTGATTCTGGATTGGATATGAGGGTATTGGAAAAAATGCCAAATTCAAAAAGTTATCTCATGAGTATTTGTGATAACGTACTTCAAAATACTTTGAAGTATCCATGTCAGTTTCAAATAACTACTTCATGGTTTACCAGATCAAAAAAGAATTGTGAATCTGAATTTCACAATCACAGAAATTGTTTTTATAGTGGTATTTTATATTTTGGAGAATATGATGAAGATACTGTAGGGCAAATTACATTTGTTTCTCCGATGACAAGTTTTTTTAATTATGATATTACTCCGACCGAATGGAATATTTTTAATTCTCATAATTGGTCAATTAAACCTCAACATGGTTTAATTCTAATTTTTCCAAGTTTTCTATTTCATAAAATTAAATCTCACGGATCTAAAAATATTAGACGTTCTTTAGCATTTAATGTTATTCCTGTTGGTGAATATGGAGAGTATGATTCTGCATATAAGCATGAATGGGTAGAGACTTGACAAGATTCTAACCTTCCTTTATAATATGTTCATCCGTGTGAAGGAAGTGCCGGGAGAGCAATCTCCCACCCTTTGCGAAATTGGTGTAGTGGTAACATCCCATCCTTCCAAGTTGGTGTCACGGGTTCGAATCCCGTATTTCGCTTCGGTAAACCCTAAAAAGTTTTCCGTATAAATACTTAACCTTTTGTAATATTATTACAAAAGGTAACAACGGGGAGATGTCGATTCCCCTTTCATCTGCGGGTAATCATTCCGCAAGTAAAATAAAGAGGTTAAACAAATGATCAAATCTGTATTCGCAGCAACTGCTGCTCTGTCAATGTCTGCTGGTGCTGCCCTTGCAGGTCCATATGTCAATGTAGAAGCCAATTCTGGTTGGACTGGCTCAAACTACAACGGCACTGTTACCGACACTCACGTTGGATATGAAGGTACTCTTGGCGAATCTACTTCCTGGTATGTTCAGGGTGGTGCTAGCCTGATCTCCCCTGATGGTGGCGAGACTGACACTGTTCCTTCTGGTAAGGCAGGTCTTGGCGTTGCTGTAACTGATGCACTGGGTGCTTACGGCGAGGTTTCCTTCCTCGGATCTGGCGATAGCGACATCGACCGTGGTTACGGTGCTAAGCTGGGTCTGAAGTATTCCTTCTGATCCACTAAATTTGTGTTATAATATGGGAGACTTCGGTCTCCCTTTTTTATGCGTTATTTTTTTCATCCCCTCACTACCATAAACTTAATGATCTGCGGATCTCTTGGGGTGATTGAATTTATTCACACCAAAGCACACCACACCTTAGAGCAGGATGTACATGGACATGTTCACAGAGCACTACAAAAGAATCCAGAGTTGGCACGTTCTGCTTGTTGGGAGTTGGATTAATGAAAAAGAAAATACAAAAAATGTTAGATCGTTTGGAAGATATGGAAAATGAGCATATGCAATTAACCCGTGAAATTGCCAGATTGCAAGGTAGACTAGATATATTGGAATCTCGATTGCCAAATGAAGATTAATCTTTGGTATTCAAAAAGCATGGAGCAGTGGCGTTGGACACTTATAGAAGAGTGGGAGAACGGTGTCACTAAAACAGAGCAACATTCTGGGCAACAACCATTTCTTAGAGATGCTATGAATGATGTTGCTAATACTGTGGAGTATATTTTAAAAAATAATGAATGAATTCTTTTTCAAATTTAGATATGGTATTAAAGTATATAAAAACGTTCTGACAGATTCTGAACGTAAAATGCTTGTAGAGAGTTCTAAAAAATATCTTAAAAAAATATCCCCAGATCACCCTGGATTGCAATCTGTAAATTATCTTGATAGATTATTTAAAATCAATCAGGATAAGGATGCATCTTTTTTAATTGATAAAATTATAAAGAAGAGTAAAATAAATAATCTGAAAATGGAAAATTGTTGGGTCAACTATACTGATTTTAGTCGAAGATATACTTGTTGGCATACACACGGGAATATGAAAAAAAGTTTAGTTTATTATTTGGACAGTCCTGAAAATTTGGGAACTATATTTAGAGTTGATTGCAAAGAGTGTCAGATTAGTGGAATAGAAAACTCTATGATAGTTTTTGACTCCGATATAGAACATACTGTACCATATAATATATCTTTACCAAGACTTTCTATTGCAATAGATTTTGTTTGATATGAAAAATTTTGGAGTAATGGCCAGATTTAATACTGGTTTGGATACATCAATGATTTCCAACATTAAAAATTATATTGGAGAAAATGGACATCTTTTAGAACCCGCAAGTGTTGGTTTAAATGAACATCAAAGAGTTGATAGGTCTGTAAGAAACTGTTCTATTTTTTCTGTAGAAAAACCATATTGGTTGACACAAATATTAAATTCTTATGTACACGAAGTTAATCAATCCGTTTTTAAATTTGATTTGACCACATGGCATAGTGATTTGCAATACATTTTATATGAAGGAAAAGGTTCTGGATATATGTGGCACTGTGATAATGAAGCTGAAGTAAATGAAACGGGTGTTCGCAAATTGAGTTTAGTACTATCTCTTAGCGATCCTAATGAATATGAAGGTGGCGAGTTTCAAATTATGTTGAATGCAAATCAACGTATGGAAACTTTTAAATTTCAATTAGGCGAGTGTATTATATTTCCATCAACTTCTCTTCATCGGGTAAGACCTTTAAAGAGTGGTAAAAGATCTGTTATTGTTGGTTGGTATGGTGGTCCAGATTTTAGATAAATAACTAAAAACTGACGAAGTATAGAACATTAAAATGGATAACATAAAGATTAGATGCCGCTCCTGTAGTAGGGAGTTGGAGGGGCATCCAAGCAAAACAATTTCTTGTGGTTGTTCTAATATGGCAACTATTCGTGGTGACAAAGTCTCAGCTGTTGACTTATCGCAGATTGTTATGTTAAATTTTGCTTATTCTAAAGAAAATGGAAGAGTTTTGACTCAACAAGATATTGAGTGGCAAGAACAAAGACGGCAAAGAAAAGTTCGCAAATTGGACTTTGAAGTTCGATAAAATTTGGAGAGAGTCCGGTTGGTCGAGGACACCGCCTTGAAAGCGGCTGAGGGTAACACCTTCGCAGGTTCGATTCCTGTTCTCTCCGTGTTAGGAAATGAACACAAAGTTGATATTTTTAAACCAGTGTCTAATATAGCTAGTGTGTAGTTTGGGACGTATTCATGGACGAAAACACCTATAATAATTGGGTGAAGATTAAGGAAACCTTTGAAGCATCTGGTAATACTGACAACTTCTTTTATAAAAGAGCTTGTGCTATAGTTATTGGCAAACCAGATCCTCTTGATAATATGATGAATAATAAAGATGACGCACAGAATGGATGAAATTAAACCTGGACATTATGCGACAAAAGAAGAAGTTCAGGAGATGATTGATGCTGCCATACGAAAGCATAATCGTAATGCTTCAATTATCTCTATGTGTGTTGGGTGGGTTGTTCTTGCACTTTTTGCTGAGGGTCTTCTTCGACTTATTGGAATAGTTCCCCCGTTATTGCCATGGTTAAAAATAACACTTTAAATAGGAGAAACAATGAGTAGATTTGAAGATTTTACTGACAAAGAAAAACGTATGTTTGCTGAAGCACTTTGGAGACGCCAAAGATGTTTTGTTGCTGGTGATAGGATGTTCAGAGATTATGAAAAAGTTTTGAATGAAGTTTTAGAAGAAATTGATTATATTCCAGGAAGAGTAATATGAAAGTAGGAATCATTGGTTTAGGGAGAATGGGCGAGGGTATGTCTCGTCGCATGATCAAAGCAGGTATCGAAGTTCATGGATATCGTAACAACTATAAAAAATCTGAAGAGCAATATGAGAAGGGTTATATCAGTGGATGTACCACTTCTATTGAAAGCCTTGTTCGAGTAGTTCATAGTGGTCTGGGAGTTCTAACAAACGATGCTGCCAAATCTCCAGGCATCTTCATGATGGTTGTACCAGCAGAAACTGTAGAGGACACACTAAATGAGTTATTACAATTTTGTGTGGAAGGCGATATTATTATTGATCATGGCAATTCCAATTTTAAAGACTCTAGACGCAGGGCAGAACGGTTATCTAAACTTGGCATCGCGTATATTGACTGTGGTACTAGTGGTGGTGTTTACGGTCTGGAGCGTGGATACTGTCTTATGGTTGGTGGTGCAAATACTGCAGTATCCGTCTGCGCTCCTATCTTTAGGGCACTCGCACCAGGTATCGGATCTGCCCCTCGTACAAATCCAACCAGTCGTGCAACATCTGCAGAGTATGGTTGGTTGCATTGTGGACCACCAGGTGCAGGGCATTTTGTAAAGATGGTTCATAACGGAGTCGAGTATGGAATCATGCAAGCATACGCAGAAGGATTTAATATCCTGCATGAAGCTAATGCTGGCAGCAAGTACGTCAAGGCAGGTGATGCTGAGGTGGCTCCGATGGAGAATCCGGAAGATTATTGTTATGACATTGACTGTTCTGAGGTGGCTGAGTTATGGCGTCGTGGTAGCGTGGTTGGTAGTTGGTTACTTGACCTTACCGCTGATGTATTACGCGGCAATAGAGAACTTGGCAAATTCGATGGGGGAGTTAGCGATAGTGGTGAGGGTCGTTGGACTCTTCACGCTGCTGTGGATCTTGGTGTTCCCGCACCTGTTATATCTACCGCACTATTTGAGAGATTCGGATCAAGAAGATTAGGTGCATTTGCAAACCGTGTTTTAAATGGAATGCGATATAAGTTTGGTGGCCATGACGTTCGCTGATGTCTTACTTTGGGGAGCAATACCCTTTGTATTATCCACAATATATTTCGGGGTACGAAAAGGTGAAAATGACTACTATGACTCAGACGACTATGATGGAAATGGAACAGCTCACTAGACGCATAGTTATCTTTGGTGCTACTGGAGATCTATGTAAAAGAAAACTTATTCCTGCACTCTTTCAATTGTGGAAGAAAGAACTTCTTCCTAAGGAACTATTAATTGTTGGTGCTTCTCGCAGAGAGCATACCAGGGAATCGTGGTTAGAGCATCTTGGTGATTATCCAATAGAGTTTACACATTGGTTAGATTTTAGATCTTGTGATCTTGATAACCAGGATAGTCTTTCTGTTCTTCATGATGAAAGTGTAGATACAACTTATTTCTTATCTGTTCCACCAGAGAGATACGAAAATGCTATCATTAATCTCAAAGAAGCTGGGTTCTTGGATGACCCAGATCACTCCAGAGTGGTTATCGAAAAACCCTTTGGGTACGATTATAAATCTGCTAATCATCTACAGTCAGTGGTGGGCAGGTATCTACGCGAGAAGCAAGTTTATCGCATTGACCATTATCTTGGTAAAGATACTGTCAATAATATTCTTGCTACCCGCTTTGGGAATATACTTCTTGAACCACTTTGGAATAGGCAGTATATAGAAGAGATTCAAATTTTTGCAACTGAAACACTTGGTTGTGAAGGTCGAGCACAATATTATGATACTGCAGGTGTTGTAAGAGACATGTTGCAGAACCATATGCTTCAAGTTTTGTCTTTGATTGCTATGGATGCACCTTGCAGGATGGACGCAAAAGAGATTCGCAGAGAGAAAACAAAAGTTCTTGCTGCAACCAGACTTGGAAAAAAGTTTGTCACTGGTCAGTATGAAGGATATAGAAATGAACAAGGTGTAGGTACAGATTCAGTGACTCAAACTTTTGTTGCTGGCGACATTTATGTAGATAACTGGAGATGGGAAGGTGTTCCTTTCTATTTCATGACTGGTAAGAAAATGCCTTATCAATGTGTTGAGGTTGTTGTCAAACTCAAAGCACCACCTGTTGGATTATTTGAAGGAGAGACACCAGGTCGTATCGTAATGCGACTACAACCACATGCTCACCTTGATATTCAAATTGATGTGAAGTCTCCTGGACTTGGTGAGGATGTTGAGAAAGCAACATTGACACACCGTTATCCTGATTGGTTAGGTGTAGATGGTTATGAAAAATTATTCTTTGATGCAATCAACAACGATCAATCTCATTTTGTTCACTCTGATGAAGTGACTGAATCTTGGAGAATTGTTGATGATCTTCTTTGCACTGGTGACAAATGCCCTGTAAGAACTGCTCCCTACATTTATAAGGAAGGTTCTTGGGGTCCTACTCATAAAACAAATTTGATTACCGATTGGGACTATCCAGCATAACCTATGGACGAAGACGAGAAGAGAGAGTTCTATAAGGGACTTCGAGAACGAATAAAGCAACTTAGGATGGAACATTTGTTTGAGGAACCTTGCCCACTTTACGAAGAAGAAGATGATGATTCATAAAGTCGCACACTTTGCTGCTTGGACTTTAAATAATCCCTGGACACTGACACCTATGTGTATGGCACTGGTTTTCGTTCCTATTCTGGGAATGTGGGCAGTCCACAAATATGGATGGGAACATTGGGCACCATTTGACAAAAAACATAAGAAGTAGTATAATTACTTCTGTTGAGATCACTCAACTGCTGCATTCCCCTTGGTAGTTCAGGAATGGAGGCGATAGGAACTGCCGTTACGGAATGTAGCTCAGTTTGGTAGAGCACTGCTTTTGGGAAGCAGTGGCCGCAGGTTCGAATCCTGTCATTCCGATTGCCAGTTTATACTGGCACACTTGACTACATAGTCACAACACCTTATAATAACTGGGTAAATCAAACATAGCAATGGCACTGACCGAAAAATTCAAATCGAAAGATCTCAGCATTCTCCGTGCTGCGTCTAATGGTGATTTTTTCCTTGATGTAAAAAATCCGAAACTTTATAAAAAGGTTCGTCGATATTATGAATCTGTAGGAGTAGTTTTTTCTGGCGAAGATCCTCTTGGGGATTACGAAGCTCTAATGGATTACATCTATCAAGATCTTGAAGTTGTTGAAGTGGGTTGATGAAAGTTGTGAAAAAACCAAACGTTCTTCTTGAGCGTTTTCCTTATCGTTATGTTCAAGTCGGCACTCTGGAAATTAATGGCAAACCAGATTGTCGCATCCAAAAAGTAGATTCATATACTGGTCGATATCGTGATATGTATCTTTGTGATAATGAAATGCAGTTGATGACTGCCATGGAAGATCACGATTATACATGTTGGTTAGACCCTGATATGATTCCTGCTTATGCTAAAGATAATGTGAAGTCTCCATATCAAGTCGCGGAGTGACTTAAAACCTGCCCTGGTCGGTTGAAGGAACCCCTTCATTCCCGAAGTTTCTTACTTCTTTCAAAAGTAAGTGGTGGAGTCATTGACCTCCTTAGAGTTTACTGCCTCTCTCAAGGGCAGTTGGTGCGGATGGGGTTTTTATACTCCCGCCCTGTTTCTTGCTTCAGGTCAAAGAGCAAGTGGCGTGCATGAAAAGACCATATGAAGCAGGGTTGCATAAACCCTGCTTTTTTTGTATAATGTAAAAAAATAAACTTATAAATGAAAATCGCCCTAATTACGGGTATTACTGGACAGGATGGATCATACCTAGCAGAACTTCTTCTTGAGAAGGGATATGAAGTTCATGGTATTATTCGCCGTTCTTCTTTAATTAATACCCACCGAATTGATCATATTTATCCACAATTACATCTTCATTATGGAGATCTGACTGATTCTACTAACTTGGTGAGAGTTATTCAGCAGGTTCAACCAGATGAGATTTATAATCTTGGGGCTCAGAGTCATGTAAAGGTATCGTTTGAGATGCCTGAGTATACTGGTCAGACAGACGCTTTAGGTACTCTTAGAGTTCTTGAGGCAGTTCGTCTTCTGGGTATGGAAGATAAGGTTCGTATTTACCAAGCATCTACTAGCGAACTCTATGGTAAGGTGCAAGAGATTCCTCAAACAGAAACCACACCTTTCTATCCACGTTCTCCATATGGTGTTGCAAAACTGTATGGATATTGGATAGTAAAGAACTATCGTGAGTCATATGGAATGTATGCGTGTAGCGGTATTCTTTTCAATCATGAATCTCCAAGACGAGGTGAGACATTTGTAACTCGTAAGATTACAAGAGCACTCAAAGCAATCTCCGAAGGCAAACAAGATTGTTTGTATCTTGGCAATCTTGATGCACTTCGTGACTGGGGACATGCCAGAGATTATGTTGAGGCGATGTGGTTGATGCTTCAGCAAGATAAACCTGAGGATTTTGTGATTGCCACAGGAAAACAATATTCTGTTCGTCAGTTTGTTGAAGAGGCAGCACCTAATTTTGAGATGCTTATTCGTTGGGAAGGTGATGGACTGAATGAAGTTGGAATTGATGTGGAAACTGGAAAAGTAGTTGTTAGAGTTGACTCTAAATATTTCCGACCTGCTGAAGTTGAAACTTTACTGGGTGATGCCACTAAGGCAAAAGAAGAACTGGGTTGGACACCTAAAACTTCGTTTAAAGAATTAGTTGATGAGATGTGTCGTTATGAGTCATACCATGAATAGTCAAAGTAGAGTTTATGTTGCTGGCAATACTGGACTGGTAGGATCAGCAATCGTCCGTATGCTCCATTGGAAAGGATATACTAATATTCTTTCTTCACCATCTTCTCATTGGGATTTACGTCGTCAGGAAGATGTTGAGAGATTTTTTCAAATTAATCAACCAGAATACGTCTATCTTGCTGCTGCAAAGGTTGGTGGGATTGGATCCAATAGTGATTATCCGGCACACTTCATCTATGATAATTTGATGATTCAATCAAATATCATTCATGCTGCCCGTAAGTTTGGTGTTAAGAAACTCCTGTTTCTTGGTTCTTCATGCATCTATCCAAAGATGTGTGAACAACCAATCAAGGAAGAGTATCTGATGACAGGTCCTCTTGAACCCACGAATGATGCCTATGCAATTGCAAAGATTGCTGGCATCAAAATGTGCCAAGCATATCGTAAGCAGTATGGATTCAATGCAATCTCTTTGATGCCTACTAACTTGTATGGTCCTAATGATAACTTTGATTTAGAGTCATCTCATGTTCTTCCTGCGATGATTGCAAAATATCATTATGCAAAGACCGATGGATATACTATTGATATGGGTGGTCCTTGGTGGCCAGATGTAAAACTTTGGGGAGATGGATCGGCACGGAGAGAGTTTCTTCATGTTGATGACCTTGCCGAAGCATGTTATACTTGTATGAAAGATTATGATTCTTCAGAACCAATTAATGTTGGAACAGGAGAAGATATTACTATCAAAGAACTTGCGGGTATTGTTTCTGATGTAGTGGGATGTCCAAGTCAAACAGTATGGGATACTTCCAAACCGAATGGAACTCCAAGAAAAGTTCTTAATGTAGATAAGATTAAATCTCTTGGGTGGAAACCAAAAATTTCTCTCAAAGATGGAATTAAAACAACTTATGAGTGGTATAAAGATCAATGAAATTTCTGACTTTTCTGAATTCTGGGTGTCATGATATTTGTTTGAATATGCTGAAGTCTGCTGAGAAAGTGGGTATCAACATGGATGACTTTATTATTGCATGTATGGATGAAGATGTTTATAACTCTTTTATTCTTAGGGGGTATAAAGGTGCTTTTCTTTATATGAATAGTAATTTAAAAGAATATCAGGATTGGACATTTAATAGTAATAGTGGATTTAGGAACGTAGTTAGACATAAATGGAAAATTATCAGTCAGGTTCATAGAGAACATCCTAATCTTATGTGGGTTGATACTGATATTGTCTTTAAAGAAAATCCTGTAGAACTTCTTACAGGTCATGATGAAGTACTATTTCAAACTGATGCTCCTGGATCTACAATCTGTACTGGATTTATGGTATTTAATGAAACTTCTGAGTGCCGTCAATTGATTGAAGAATGTGGTGCAGACGAAAGTGATGATGATCAGTTGATTATGAATCGTATTGGTCTTTCTAAGTATCATGATAATATTGCATTATTGTCAGAAGATTTGTTTCCAAATGGTAATGTTTATTATCAGCAGGGTAAAAAAGAAAACGCCATGATTGTTCATAATAATTGGATGGTCGGTGTGGAAACTAAAATTAATAAGTTTAAGGAGGAAGGATTGTGGTTTATTTGAATGAAGATTATCTGAGACCAAAGTCTCTTACACCAACATATCCTCCTTATCATCAAGGAGAGTATCTGGAAGAATATTTTTATAGTCGCTATCAACAATTAAAAGATAAACCAGAACGAGAATATATTGATATTTTTTGGTCAAATATTTTTTGCAATAAAGTTTGGGCAGGACAACCATACCCAGATTTGCAGAATCTTCTTTATGAAACATTGAGTTCTGATGGTAAGTATTTCACAGTCTGTCAGCAAGATGATGGACCTTTTGAGGACTTTCCAGAAGACACTATGATTTTTTCTGCTGGTGGTAATCGCAAAAAAGGTAATGTAATTCCTATTCCACTGGTTTGTTCTTCTATTTCTGAGGTTTCTAAACAGGAGCACAAATACTTTGCTTCCTTTATTGGGTCTAATACCTACTGGGTTAGGACTGATATGGTAAAAGCATTTCGTGGTAAGGATGATTGTCTCGTCAAAGCAGGAAATTGGGATATTAATGTTGGAGAAGAGAAACTGAATAACTTCCTTGATGTTATGTCTGCCTCTAAGTTTTCTTTGTGTCCTAGAGGATATGGAACTACTAGTTTCAGGCTTTATGAATCATTACAACTTGGAACAGTTCCTGTTTATATTTCCGACGATCATGCACTTCCTTGGTCTGATGAATTGGACTGGGAAGAATTTTGTGTTATAATTGATGATGATCATATTGGAGATACCTACAATATTTTGAAGAATATTTCTGATGATACATATAATGAGATGTTGAAGAAGGGTCAAGAACTTTATCAAGATTATTTTTCCCTTCAAGGTGTCTTTGAAAACATTATGAAGAGGGTTTGATGAAAGTAGCTATGATTTCTGGATATTCTATTGAAGAATATCATAAATTCGGTAAAGAAAGATACTGGTCAACTCCGAAAGGAGTATACGATGCTTTTGTGGACAATCCTAACGTCACTGAAATTAGACAATATCCAGTTCCAAGAGGAGATTCTTACGGAATTTTAGAATTGAAAAAAGACTGTGACTCGGGAAATTTTTTCCCAGATATTATTTTTTATATGTCTTGTGGTCCAGCAGATTGTGACAAGTATTTTAATAAAGAAAATTTTCCAAAGAGTAAGTTGGTTGTTGATTGTGGAGATGAACCACAAACATTTCACTATAATGTTCAAAGAACTGAAAATGCTGACTTAATACTTACTCCGGATGTTGAATGTTATTTAAAATATAAATCGATGGGATATGATTGTATTTTTACATCACATTGGACTGATCCTAAAATATTTTATCCGTCACTGACAAGTTATACTCCTTTTGATGTTGTGACTTCTATGTATGGTAATCGTGGAGAAGTTGTTTCATATTTGCAAGAAAATCTAGGAGATTCTTTTTATTTGAAAAATAATTTAAAGGATATTGAGAATGGAGATTTGTATAGAAATGGTAAAATAGTATTTCAAAAAGCTAGATATGGTGAAGTAACCAGAAGAATTTTTGAAGGAATGTCTTGCAAAAAGATGGTCATTACTGATAGATTATCAGAATCAAAACAATTAGATAAAATTTTTAAAGAAGATCATGAGATAGTTTTTTATTCGACAAAAGAAGAGGCTCTTGAAAAAATAAACTATTATTTGAATAATCCTACTGAAAGAGAAAAAATTGCTGAAAATGGATATAATAAAGTCATAGAGTGTTTTACTACAAATAATATTGTTGAATATGTTTTAACTGGAAAAGACACATGAAAAAAATTCTTTTAGTCTTTGGTTCTTATGCTGATCAAAGGCAGCAGTTCTTTGACACTTATATGTCTCCAAGAAATCAAGAATATGCTGATAAGCATGGATTTGAATACCTTGAATTGAAAGAAAACCTCTATAAGTATCGTGGAAATTATACTTGGTTGAAGTTTACTATTCTTGAGCAAATGCTTGAAGAAGGATATGTAACTGATGGAGATATCGTTACACATTTAGATGCTGATATGTGCATCGCAAATATTGATGAATTGTATCAGACAAATAAATCCTTTTCATATTCTATTGATTCTGGTAATACTCATTGTATGGGTAACTATTCTATCAAGATCAATGAATGGTCTAGAAAGTTAGTTGATAACATTCTTTCTGAAGATAGATATCAAGCTCTCAATGATGCTGTGTCTAGACATGAAAGGTTTGGTTATGTCAATAGTTTCTGGCACGAGTTCAGGGAGCAGGCATCCTGGTATTCTCTTGCCGGAATTAAAAGACACTCTGATGAACCTTTTTGGAATCTTCCAGATTATGGGTGGCATTCTGATAAAACTGAATGGACTGTTTATTCTTTAGAAGAACTTTATGAGCATGTAGAGATTCTTCCTACTGCCTGGAACGTTACTGAACTAGAAGGAGAATCCAACTGTGAGTTTTTGATTAACAAAGTAAATAAAGAAGATGTAATTATCCGCCACTTTGCTGGTGGTCAACAATGGAGAAAGGAGTGGTTTGAATGACTAAAAAAGTATTTTTAGATTGCGGAACAAATTTAGGTCAAGGTCTTCTACAATTTGTTGGTAAAGGTATTGTTGATGATACTTTTGATATTCATTGTTTTGAACCAAATCCATACGCAATAGAATTTTCTAAAAAAAGGTTTTCTGAAGATCAGCATAAGAGTTTATCTATAACCTTCAATCAGGTTGCTTTGTGGATTGAAGAGTGTGAAAAGCAATTGACTATTGAATCTTTTGATGGAGAGTATGTTTGTCAGCATACTGGTGAGCATCTTGGATATGATTTAAAGTCTGGTGGTGCAACTAACATTATGGAAGATGAATGGGCAAAACCATATTATATTGATAATAAGGATCTTGACAATACAATTAATGCCAAGTGTATAGATTTCTCAGAGTACCTTAGAAATAATATTAGTGAAGATGATTATGTTGTCTGTAAGATGGATATTGAGGGTGCTGAGTATGATGTTCTTGGTAAATTAATAGATGATGGTACGATTGATTTAATTGATGAAATTTATATTGAATGGCATAATCATTTACTTAAGAGTAACTATAATACTCAAATGTTTATAGATGAAATTCGTAGAAGGAATATAAAGATTGAGAGTTGGATCTGATTATGAAAAAAGAAACTCTGACAGTTGACTTTGTAGACTTTTGGCCAAATCTTATTAAGACTGATAATTACTTTTATCACTTATTGAGTCAAGAGTTTGATGTTGTTATTACCGATCAAGAACCTGATATTCTTTTTCATTCTGTTGACTACTTCAGACAACAGAATCATCTAAGGTATAACAACGGTAAGACAAAGAAAGTATTCTACACTGGAGAGAATCAACCAGCAGACTTTAATCAGTCACACTTTGCCTTTACTTTTGAAGACATTGAAGATGAGAGGAATTATAGACTTCCTCTTTGGGCAATGCACCTCAACTGGTTCAATGTTCCTCACATTGAAGAGCGTGACCAGTCATATCTTCATCCTGTAGACAAGTTCATGGAGAAGGACTTATCTAATCTCTCTGACAAAAAGTGGTTCTGTTCTTTTATTGCAACACAGCCAAAAGGTAAGAGAGTTGACTTTGTTCCTAAACTTATGAAGAGAGGTGAGGTTCATTGTGGTGGTGGACTTTATAATAATATTGGAGGACTTCTTGAGGGTAGAGGTGATCAAGAAAATAAAATTAATTTCTTAAATTACTTCAAATTTAATATTAGTTTTGAGAATACTTCTAACAATGGTTATGTGACCGAAAAGATTATTCAACCAATGTTCACCAATACTATTCCAATCTATTGGGGCGCTCCTAATGTTATGAATGATTTCAATGAGAAGTCTTTTATCAATGCCCACGCTTTTGAAAGTGATGATGAGTTGATTGACTACATACTTCAGGTTGACAACGATCAAAGTCTTTATGAAGAGATTTTGAGCGAATCTTGGTTTAGGGGTAATCAGATTCCAGAGTTTGTTAAACCAGACAATGTTCTAAAATTTTTTAAGGATAAAATTTTGAAATGAAAACTTATATCATTCACTATACAAAACTTGTAGATAGAAAATCAAACATTGTCTCTTTATTATCTGAAGATAATTTTGAATATGAATTCATAACTGACTATGATAAAGAAAATATAGATGGCAACGAATATTATAAACCAGATGAGAAAATGTTTGATGAGAAGATCAGACATCTTTGGGACAGTAGATCCCATAAGTTTAGGATTATTAATCCAGCAGAAATCTCTTGCACTATTAAGCATATTCTTGCAATAGAAAAGATTGCTAATCAAGAGGACGAAGTTGGGTTAATTCTTGAAGATGACGCTATTCCTATTGGAGATGGTTTGTTTGATAATATTCAACAATTAGTTGATACTGCACCAAAAGATTGGGATTCTATTTTTATGGGAGCTGGGTGTGGTACTGATTTTATGAATCAGAAATTGCGGGGATGTTCTTTGATAAATGAAAGATTTGCTCAAGTACCACATCCTTCAACAAATTGTGCAGAAGCATATCTTTTAAAGAAGGAATCTGCAAAAAAAATCTACGAATCGATCATTCCCTTTCAATTAGTGAGTGACTGGGAACTGGCATATCAATTTTATAAATTGGATATGAATGTTTACTGGTCTATTCCACCACTCTTCTATCAAGGTTCTAAGAGCGGACAATACAATTCAGAGTTAAGATGATGAAAAACTTTTTAATCACACAAGGTTGTACTGGAACATATTCTTTGATTGGTTCTGTAGGAAAGTATTTTAACTACGGGACCAATTCTTCATTTAATCATCATAGTAGAAACGCAAATAACAGTGCTTTTACAGAAGGAAGCATGGTAGTTTATCTTTTTTGCAATCCATATGATTATGTCTTGTCTTGCTTTCGTCGGTGGGAAAATACTGATGGTGTTAGATTTCATAATCAGCAGTGTGGGGGAGATAACGAATATTATGTAAGTAAAAACTATAAGGGACTGCAAGACTTTCTGTCAGACCCATATGATTGTTTTAAGTATAAAGAACATGCTGATGGATATTTACATAACGATCAGAGAAAATATAATTTACTTTTTGCCAAATATGAGGTATTATCTGAGTATGGAATACAACCAATTTTAGATTTTTGGAATTTGAGTAATGATCCAAATTGCTTTAAATTTAAACAAAGAAGTAGTAATTGGAAAAACGAAAGTCAAGAAATTAAAGATCTTTTAGAATTTAAATATGGTGATGTTATGAAATGGTATGAAGAACTTCCTTTGATGCAAGAATTAAAATGAGAATAGCATTTCATGATAACTCTTTAACTTTGAGAGGCACAAGTATTGCAATTTATGATTATGCATATTGGTCTAGAGAATATTTAAATATTGATGCAGTTATTTTGCACAATAAAAATTATGTTGGAAATCATCCAGATGTCGTAAAAAAATTTGAAAAAGAATTTCCAGTATTTGGTTATTCCGATAAATCTCAAATAGATTCTATTTTATCAAAGAATAGTTGTGATGCTTTTTTTATGATAAAAGGTGGATCACCTGATGGTATAATTTCTTCAGTTAGTAAAAATTTTGTTAATGCAGTTTCTGGTCATTGGAAATCAAATTGGGTTCATGGTGACATTTATGCGATGGGGTCTAAGTGGCTTTCTAAAATAACAGATTATGAAATTCCTTATGTCCCCCATATGGTCCATCTTCCTGAAGTTGATAGTGATATGCGTGAAGAGTTGGGTATTCCCAAAGATGCATTAGTTATTGGGAGGAATGGTGGAGCAGATACTTTTGATATTCCTTTTGTAAAACAAGCAATTCAAGTTGTATTGAATGAAAGAAAAGATATATGGTTTATTTTTCAATTGACTGACAAGTTTATTGATCATGAGAGAGTTATTTTTTTTCCTGGTAGTTCTGATATGAATACCAAAGTTCGTTTTATTAACACTTCAGATGCTATGCTTCATGCAAGGTATGTTGGAGAATCTTTTGGACTTTCTTGTGCTGAGTTTTCTATTAGAAACAAACCGGTGATTACTTATGAAAAGTCTCCAGAAAGAAATCATATAGATATACTAAATGAAAAAGGAATTTACTACGAAAACTATTCCGAAATTCTCTATATTCTTAGGAATCTTGATAAGAAGGAAATAAATTCTTTAGAATGGAATTGTTATCAAGACTATACTCCAGAAAAGGTAATTCAAAAATTTAAAAAGGTTTATTTATGAGTATTGAAAGTTATTTGATTGAGTTATCTAAAAGTTATACTCCTAATACAATATTAGATATTGGAGCACATCATGGAAATTTTTCTATGTTTTGTAAAGGATTGTGGAAAAATATAGATTCTTTGATGTTAGAAGGTAATGAGAATTGTGAAGAAGTTCTAGAAAATTTGCCATTTTCTCACTGCATTGTTCTGCTAAGTGATACTAATAAAGAAGTAACTTTGCATTTAAATCCAAAAAATCCTATGTGTACAGGAACTTCTTATCTAAAAGAAAAAACTAGATATTATAAAAATAGTATTCAAGTTAAAAAAAATACTTTTACTTTAGAAGAAGTTATAAATGAAGTTGATAATAAGGTCTTTGATATAATTAAAATTGATACTCAAGGATCTGAGTTGGATATTATTAAAGGTGGACTTGAAATAGTAAAAAAAGCATCTTATGTTATACTAGAAGTTGCCACATTACAATACAACGAAGGCAGCCCTTTGTTTGATGAAGTTATTGATTATATGAAACAAATTGGTTTTTCTAATTATAAGATTGTTGAAGAGCATAAGTGGATGAATAAAATCGAAGAGACTTTTCCTTATGGAACAGTAATTCAAGTTGATGTTGTGTTTTGGAGAGACTAGAAATGAAATCATTAGTAACTGGTGGAGCAGGTTTTATTGGATCTCATTTGGTAGATAAACTACTTGAGATTGGTCATGAGGTTGTTGTCATTGATAATGAGAGTGCAGAATCTAATAATGAATTTCATTGGAATAGTGATGCACAGAATTATAAGTATGATATTTGTGATTATGAAAAAACAAAAGAACTTTATGATGGTGTAGATTATGTGTTTCATTTAGCAGCAGAGGCAAGAATTCAACCAGCAATAAAAAATCCACTTTTAGCAGTTAAAACAAATGTATTGGGAACTGCTACAGTGCTTCAGTGCTCTAGAGAATCTGGTGTTAAGAAAGTCATATATTCATCATCTTCTTCTGGATATGGGCATAATGAGACTCCAAATAATGAAAGTCAATTGGATGATTGTTTAAACCCATATTCAGTATCTAAAATTTCTGGAGAAAAACTTTGTTCAATGTATACAAAGTTATTTGGATTAAAAACAGTAATTTTTAGATACTTTAATGTATATGGAGAAAGACAACCACTGAAGGGGCAATATGCTCCTGTAGTTGGTATATTCTTGCGTCAAAGATCTGAGGGTAATCCACTAACCATTATTGGTGATGGGGAGCAACGTAGAGATTTTACTCACGTATCTGATGTTATTAATGCGAATATTTTAGCAGCAACTATTGACGTTGAAGATTACTACTATGGACAACTTTATAATGTTGGTCCTGGTAAAAATTATTCCATCAATGAAATAGCAAATGTTATTTCTGATAATCAGATAAATATAGAACCAAGGATAGGGGAAGCAAGAGAGACTCTTGCGAATAATAGTAAAATTAAATCTGTTTTTGGTTGGTGTCCAAAAGTAAACTTGATCGACTGGATTGAAAATAATGAATTTAATTATTGAATATTTTAATTCCTTAAATCATATTAGGAATGGAGAGCTCTTGTATTGTCTTCATCAGAATCTTGCCAATGATTATATTGACAAGATCTATATTTTTATGGAAGAAGATGCAGAACTCAATTTTGATTCTCCTAAGATAGAAAGAGTTATTGTAAAAGAACGTCCTACATATCAAGATCTTTTTGAATATTGCAATGCTCACATGAAGAATGAGATTTGCATTGTTTCTAATGCCGATATTATTTTTGATGAAACTTTAAGATATTTTGAAAATCTTGATATGACTAAGCAGTTTTATGCTCTGAGTCGTTGGGAGATGTCTACTAATGATGGCAAGAACTGGGAGATTGAACCCTTTGATAATGCTGCATCACAAGATGTATGGATTTTCAAGACACCGGTATTGACATCTTGTGAAATGAATTACACGATGGGTGTTCCTGGTTGCGATAATAAAATTACTTATCAAATGAGAGAACTAGGGTATACATGTCGTAATCCTGGTAAGAAAGTTATTACGATTCATTTTCATATCTCTCAATTCAGAACTTATGATTGGAAGGCAGATAGAGTTCCTGGACCTTATTTGTTAGTTGCTCCTGTGGATAATTTTAATGGAGAACCGGTTCATATTGATATTGATGGGTTTGATAAACAAGGAAGACCTTTCCGAAAGGTTGAAGAGTAATTGTTAATACAAAAGACTGCTTGACAAAACTTTACATTTCCTATATAATATTGTAACAGTTCTTTACACAAGACAATGACCGTAACAACGAATGAGTATGGGCAACAGAATATGTTTGCCAAAGAACCTCAAATGTATGTCTCTATGACTGATGCTGAGCGTTATGGGTATGAGACACATGCAGAAAGAGCAGAGAAGTTAAATGGACGTACTGCTATGCTTGGATTTGTTGCTGCTCTTATCTCTTACACTTTCAGTGGTAGTGTATTTTTCTTTGGAGCATTCGGATTCTGATGATTGAACTTCTTACTTATTATGTAATTGCTGGTGCGCTTATCGTTGGAGCACCTGCCGTATTCTTCCTGATTGCCTTTATGCCTGCACTGCAAAATACTAAGGGTCGTATGGTAGGATATAAAGATCACAAAACATATGGTGATTCTTCTATCTACGAGAACACTCCAGGTGATCAAACTAAATTTTACCTAGAATTGGGGGGTTGACAATGACTTCAACTTTATTTACAATTACTAGCATTGCCTTCTTTATTTTGTTGGCATACTCTGTAGAACAATTATCCGAAACTTATTAAAAAAATGACCTATAACGTAACTCTTCGCACTCCTGAAGGAGAACAAACCATTACTTGCGAAGATGATCAGTACATTCTTGATGCTGCTGAAGAAGCAGGTATTGATATGAACTACTCTTGTCGTGCAGGTGCTTGTTCATCCTGTGCTGGTAAGATTGTCAGTGGTACAGTTGACCAATCGGATCAATCTTTCCTTGATGATGATCAGATTGATGCAGGATTTGTTCTAACATGTGTTGCATACCCTACATCTGATGTTGTTGTTGAAACCAATCAAGAGGAAAATCTTTACTGATGAACGGAAATCTTGAACCAGAAGAACATGTTATGGATGAGAGTGTGATATATCCTGGCAAAATGCTGGGACAACTTGCTATTGCTCTAGAAACACTTGGATGGGATTATGGGGATGAGATTGATGTAGAGATTGGTGGTACTTCTGTCTCTGGTATTGATGTTGGTGAAGAGTATAATAAGAGGTGGCAATCGCCTCTTGGTACTCGTAAGTATAATAAAGATGCTTTTATCATCATTAAGAATCAGTCCCGTAGAGATTTGACTAAATCTCAACCAAATCTAGAATTAAAAGGTCATCATGTCGAATAATTTTTATTTGTTTTCCAAAAAATCTTGTGGTCCTTGTGCTTTAGTAGATAAGTATTTTAAGTCTATTAAAGTTGACACTAGTTTGATTCAATATGTTGATCTTGAAGACTTTGGGTCAACTCCATCTCAAGAAGCACTAGATCTTGCTAAAGAGTATGGTGTGACTGCCACTCCAGTTCTTATCGTTACTTCTCCTAATGGAGTAATTCTTGAAAAGAAAATTGGCGGCATGGAGATTACTCAAAACATCAGAAAGTTATTTGATCAATATGCCAAATCCGAATCAACTCTATGAAGACATGGAGAAACTAAATGCCCTATACGAAGAACTCTGCTGGGGGCACAATGATAAACTTGTATTTACTCACGAAAATGGCAGAGTCGTAATTTACAACAAAACTTTGGAGCAAAAACAATGAACGAAAAAGCAGAACGCATTAATGGTTGGGCAGCAATGATCGGAGTCATGGCTGCGATGGGTAGTTATGCTGCCACAGGGCAGATTATTCCTGGTGTATGGTGAATGATATGTTACTTCTAGGTTCTATAATGCTGGGCACATTCATTTTTTATTCTGCCCTGTTTGGCGAGGACATAGATGATGACGATGATCATGGTGGTGGTATGATGATTCCCGCACACAACCCGATATAAGTTTTGAACTCTGCTCTATATAAAGGGCAGAGTTTTTTTGTATTATGCCAAGAGGACAATTGGATAAGGATGAACTTAAGTGTTACGTTCTTAAGTTGAAATATCAAGTTGATTCTGATGTGGGATGGTATCCAGGTGAGAAAGCAGTTGCACAAAAATATCTCAACATGGTCTTAGATAAGATTGACGAGTATCGGTATTAGGTCTTGACGGGTTCGCCACAATACCCTATAATAGACAGGTCTTCGGCAGACACCGCTTCAACACCCCCAAATGGGAACTACCAAATGGGGACTTGACGAGTAGTGGAAACCGTAGTATACTAAATAAATCAACACGTTACGAAATGTAAACATTTCTCAACCGTTGTAAACACCCCTTAAACCGAGACCTCTAGGGTGTCTAAATCACGTCTCTCATATCCTGTCTAAGGGTGACAGGAAATAGTAACTCCACCATTTCCCTGATGGTCTTACTTTTTTGCTTAAAACAATGTCTGCTACTCTTTCAAAACAACAACAATCGAATACTTGGGAACAATTTTGTCAGTGGGTCACCAGCACAGATAACCGTCTGTATGTTGGTTGGTTCGGAGTCCTTATGATTCCTTGCCTGCTTGCTGCTACTACTTGTTTCATCATTGCCTTTATCGGTGCTCCCCCTGTGGACATCGATGGTATCCGCGAACCAGTTGCTGGTTCTCTCATGTATGGCAACAACATCATCTCTGGTGCTGTTGTTCCTTCTTCTAACGCAATTGGTCTTCACTTCTACCCCATTTGGGAAGCTGCATCTCTGGATGAATGGCTTTACAACGGTGGTCCTTTCCAGTTGGTTGTCTTCCACTTCCTGATTGGCATCTATGCTTACATGGGTCGTGAGTGGGAACTCTCTTACCGTCTTGGTATGCGTCCTTGGATCTGCGTTGCATACTCTGCACCTGTTGCTGCTGCATCTGCTGTCTTCCTGGTCTATCCTTTCGGTCAAGGTTCTTTCTCTGACGCAATGCCTCTGGGTATTAGTGGTACGTTCAACTACATGCTTGTTTTCCAAGCAGAGCACAACATCCTGATGCACCCCTTCCACATGCTGGGTGTTGCTGGTGTCTTCGGTGGTTCTCTGTTCAGTGCAATGCACGGTTCTCTTGTTACTTCCTCGCTGGTTCGTGAAACCACTGAGAACGAGTCCCAGAACTATGGTTACAAGTTCGGTCAAGAAGAAGAGACCTACAACATCGTTGCTGCTCACGGTTACTTCGGTCGCCTGATCTTCCAATACGCTTCTTTCAATAACTCCCGTTCGCTGCACTTCTTCCTCGCAGCATGGCCTGTTATCGGTATCTGGTTCACTGCACTTGGTGTTAGCACCATGGCATTCAACCTTAACGGTTTCAACTTCAACCAGTCCATCATGGATAGTCAGGGCAAAGTCCTGAACACCTGGGCTGATGTTCTGAACCGTGCAGGTCTGGGTATGGAGGTGATGCACGAAAGGAACGCACACAATTTCCCTCTGGATCTTGCTGCTGCTGAGTCCACTCCTGTGGCACTTACTGCTCCTAGCATCGGTTGATAAAGTAAAAACTGAATATTCTTCAAAAGAGACCTTCGGGTCTCTTTTTTTATGTCTTGACATGATAAGGTTTTTACGGTAAAATCTTAAGTGAACATTAAGTTCACTGTTTAAACACTGAAATACATGCTAAAAAAATTCACTCGACTCCGAAACAAGCAGTGGTATATCGTCGCTGCTTTTGCCATGTTTATTCTTGGCACATTTGAGTTATCTGTTCATGCAGCAGAACTCCCCGCAGAACTGAATCCTCAGTTTCTTGCTAATAATCTTTGGTTGCTTGTTGCTACCGTCCTCGTTGTTTTTATGAACGCAGGATTTGCTATGGTAGAAGCAGGTATGTGTCGTCATAAAAATACCGTTAATATTCTCTATAAGAACCTCATCGTATTCACTCTTGCGGTATCTGCATACTTCCTGGTTGGTTATTCCTTGATGTATGGCAATCCTGTGATTGACGGTTGGTTATACTTCAAAGGTCTTTTCTTTGATCCTACTGTGACTGCAGAGATGGTGAATGATGCTTCTCTGGTTCCCAGTATTGATTTCTTGTTCCAAGCAGCATTTGCTGGAACTGCTGCTACTATCGTTTCTGGTTTGGTGGCAGAACGTATCAAATTCAGTCAGTTCGTTCTTTTCTCTATCGTCCTGACTTCTGTCATCTATCCTGTTCTTGGTTCTTGGAAGTGGAATGGTGGTTGGCTTGATGTAATGGGATTCCAAGACTTTGCTGGTTCTACAGTTGTCCACTCCGTTGGTGCTTGGGCAGGTATCGTTGGTGCTGCAATTCTTGGTCCTCGTCTTGCCAAATATGATGGTGAACGTGCGAACGCAATTCCTGGTCATAACATGGCACAAGCAACCCTTGGTGCTCTGATTCTCTGGATTGGTTGGTATGGTTTCAACCCTGGTTCTCAACTTGCTATGGATCAGGCAGTTCCTTTCATTGCAGTTACCACAACTCTGGGTGCTGCTGGTGGCGGTATTGCAGGAACAATTACCAGTCAACTCAAGAATGGTAAAGCAGATTTGGGTATGACTATTAATGGCATCCTTGCTGGTCTGGTTTCTGTAACTGCTGGTTGTGATGCTGTTGGCACCGTTGGTGCTTGGATTATGGGATTCATTGGTGGTGTTATCGTTGTTTACTCCATCGACCTGATTGACCGTCTTCGTATTGATGATCCCGTTGGTGCATTCTCTGTTCACGGTGCTGCTGGTATTTGGGGAACTCTCTCAGTCGGTTTGTTCTCTAAGTCCACTGGTTTCTTTTATGGACACGGACTGTCTCAACTGTTCGTTCAACTGGTTGGTGTAATTGCTTATGGTGTATGTGCCGTTGCCCTGAGTTATGTCACTTGGAAGTTCCTTGCTGGTGCTAATAAAGGTCTTCGTGTTACTGAAGCAGAAGAGATCGCTGGTCTTGATGCATCCGAGCACGATATGGCTGCCTACACTTATCAAGGTTGATATAAAAATTAAATACTGTTATAATAAAGAGACCTTCGGGTCTCTTTTTTTAATGTTTAAAAATATAAAGATTATCAAAACAGGAATTGATCCAGATCCTTTTTTAAAAACGATTTATGATAATTGGGATGATTGGGATTGGGTATCTTCTTTAAATCCAGATACTATTGGTGGAGATAAAGATCCTTATGGATTTTTACCACTCATATGGGCAAAAGTTGGGAGGGGAGAAAATCCTAAAAATGTGGATGCTGTTGAAAAGACACCTTTATTTTCTCATTATCCTGAAGTTCATAATTTTTGGAAGAAAAATAAAATAAGTAATGTTGCTAGGGCAGCATTTTTTAGATTACTTCCTGGTGGTATAGTTCATCGTCATATTGATGATGGAACTTATTATTTGACAAAGGATAGATATCATCTTTCATTGCAGTCAACATATCATTACACGGTTGGGGATGAGGAAATGATTGTTGAACCTGGAACGTTTTTTTGGTTTCATAATAAAATACATCATGGTGCTAAAAATATTGGAAATGTTGATAGGATATCTTTAGTATTTGATGTTCCTCACAATAGAAAAAATCCACAACATAGGATTAAAAAAGCAAAAGGTTTTGGTTAAATGAGTAAGAGAAAAAGTGCCTGGAGAATCTGGGCCAAAGCATTGGGAGCAAAGGAGGGGAAGAATGATAGAGAAGCAGATATTATTGCTGGCATACGCACCCTTATTTTTATGTCTTACTTGGTTACCAATGTGGCTATCGTTGCCAATGCTATACGACACTGGAATGATATGGTAAATAGTAATGTAGTCACGGGCACACAACCCACGCAGGTTCCTAATGTATCGGGAACCACACCTTCAGAAAAAATCAGATGAATGTAGTAATATCTGGCATGAGTGGTTTAAAGTAGCATATGAAGATAAGGATGAGCAGATTGCAAGTAAGATGAGAAAAAAATGGTGTAAGTGTGTTACAGAATTTGGTGAAATGGTAAGTGAGGAAGTGAAAACAAATACTAGGTATAAGAACCTGTCAATGTAATATATACTTCAGTTGCGTAAACTTTAATGAAGTTTATTTTTGCACTTCTTGCTACACTTTTTTTGGCTGCTCCCGCATGGGCAGTCGATGTTCAAATGGGATCAAATGGAAACTTGATTTTTGACCCAGCAGATGTTACAATATCCGCAGGAGAGTCGGTTCACTTTGTGAATAATATGCTCCCTCCTCACAATGTAATTGTTGAGGATCATGCTGAACTCGATCATGAAGCACTTGCTATGCTTCCTGGTGAAGAGTTTGATGTCACCTTTACTGAAGCAGGTGATTACACATACTGGTGTGCTCCTCATAAAGGTGCTGGTATGATTGGACACGTACATGTAGATTGATGAAGATTTTTTTAGACACTGCTGATATTGATGAAATCAAGAAGGCACATGAAACCGGAATGATTGAGGGGATTACGACTAATCCTACTCTGATTAAAAAGAGTGGTCGTGATCCCGTAGAAGTCATCAAAGAGATTGCCGGAATCTCAACACACTTTGAATCTGTTTCTGCAGAAGTCGTTGCTGATACTGCAGAAGAAATGATTGATCAGGCACAGGCATTTAATGATATTTGGAATGTCACAATTAAAGTTCCTTGCACTGTTGAAGGACTTAAGGCATGTACTGCACTTGCTGCCACTGGAAGAAAGGTTAATGTAACTCTTATCTTCTCTGCAGCACAGGCAATTCTTGCACGTCGTGCTGGTGCTGCATATGTTTCTCCCTTTGTCGGAAGACTGAATGATAACTCTGTTTCTGGAGTTGCACTTGTTCAAACTATTGCAAGTCTTTATAATCAACATTTCAGCACTACACAGGTTCTTGCAGCATCAGTTCGTGATGTTCATCAAGTTGGACGTTGCTTTGATGCTGGAGCAAATATCTGTACCATTCCCCCCAAAGTATTCTGGGGAATGTATAAGCATGTGTTGACCGATCAAGGTCTTGAATTGTTCCAAAAAGATTGGGAGTCTGTTCAAGGTAAGTGATTACATCAGAAACTCCTTATAAGATGGTTGAGATCATTCATGATACTTGGCCAAATCTTTTTAGACCACCAACAAATAGAAAAGTAGGCATAACTTCTTATTGACTTTTTATGTTAAGTTCTGTAAACTAAATATGAGAAGTTAACAACGGAGTTAAATGACTACTTCATCACTTTCACCCCCCGTTTCGCAAAGAGGATGGTTCGATGTCTTGGATGACTGGCTTAAACGAGATCGCTTTGTCTTTGTGGGTTGGTCTGGATTATTACTTTTTCCCACTGCTTATTTGGCAATTGGTGGCTGGCTTACTGGTACAACTTTCGTTACGTCGTGGTACACCCACGGATTGGCAAGTTCCTATCTTGAGGGGGCTAATTTTCTCACAGCGGCTGTGTCAACGCCTGCTGATGCTATGGGTCATTCTCTTCTTCTACTTTGGGGTCCTGAGTCTCAGGGAGACTTTCAGCGGTGGCTCCAGTTGGGAGGACTCTGGAATTTTGTGGCGCTCCACGGAGCCTTTGCTCTCATAGGATTCATGCTCCGGCAGTTTGAGATTAGTCGTTTAGTAGGAATTAGACCATACAATGCGATTGCTTTTTCGGGTCCTATTGCCGTATTTGTTAGTGTATTCCTCATCTATCCTCTTGGACAATCCAGCTGGTTCTTTGCGCCGTCATTTGGTGTTGCAGCGATCTTCCGCTTCCTTCTATTCCTCCAGGGATTCCACAATTGGACGCTTAATCCCTTCCACATGATGGGAGTAGCAGGTATCCTGGGTGGTGCATTGCTTTCTGCCATTCATGGTGTAACTGTGGAGAATACTCTTTATGAAGATGGTGAACAAGCAAACACATTTAAAGCGTTTGACTCAACTCAAGAAGAAGAAACCTACAGTATGGTTACAGCAAATCGCTTCTGGTCTCAGATCTTTGGTATTGCGTTTAGTAATAAGAGGTGGTTGCATTTCTTTATGCTCTTTGTTCCTGTTATGGGTCTGTGGACAAGTTCCATCGGTATTATTGGTCTTGCTCTCAATCTTCGTGCTTATGACTTTGTTTCCCAAGAAATCAGAGCAGCAGAAGATCCAGAATTCGAGACCTTCTACACCAAGAACATCCTTCTGAATGAAGGTCTGCGTGCCTGGTTAGCACCAGTCGATCAACCCCATGAAAATTTTGTATTTCCAGAGGAAGTGCTCCCTCGTGGAAATGCTCTCTAACTTTTAATAAGGATTTCTCTTATTAAAGGAAACCCACTAAACCTTTAATAAGGATTTCTCTTATTAAAGGAAACCCACTAAACCTTTAATAAGACCACTTCCACAACCGTCACAGCACTCCTTTACAAGGGGTGCTTTTTTATTGTATAATACTTGTATTGAATTGATTGCCATGCCTCTCCGCTCTACTGCTGACAAACTCAAGACAGTTCGTGAAAAAAATACTTATTACTTCAACAACGAACTCTTTGAGAAAGAGATGCAGTCTCACATTGACAAGTTGATCTTTCTTGTTTTAGATTTGAAAAAAGATATGATCGAGCACGGTTGCACTAAAGATGTTCTCGATCGTTTTCTGCGTAAAGAAGATGCTTTGAAGGCAGTCCTTGGTGCTACTGCGGTATCCTTTGAGATGCTGCAACGGATTGTTACTATTATTAGGCATGAAGATTTTGAAGAGTTTACTACTGTCTTTTACAAAGACAAGTGGAACAGTAATAATACTAAGACTGAGTGGAGTGCTAAGAAAATTGAGAAGATGACCCTGAACAATGAACATTTCAGGAAAGCGATGGTCAATATATTTTTTGAAGGTAACGAAACTATACTTGGTAAGATGATTCCCAAGTATAATTCTTCCAAGATGACTGCTTCTGTTATTAATAATATTACTTCTCTTTCTGAGCAAACTCTTGATATTATGATGCGTTACAAAGAAAAAGGTAGTTATGCTGGTAGGAAAGGTAATAATCCAGAGACGGTCTTGCAAACTATCTTGGATGATGCTAATATTTCTTATGATAGTGGGTGCGACCTTCCTTTGCTTTCTGAGAATGAACAAACTCTCAAGCGTACTATGGATTTTATGATCCCTAACAAGGAAAATCCTCGTTTGATTATTGAGTCTTCTTTCAATACCACTACCAGTTCTGGCAATGGAGACAAAGCGAAGACCGAGAACGGAGTGAATTCTCTCAACAAAAAATACTATCCCAATGCTACCTTCATTGGTTTTGTTGATGGTGTTGGTTGGTATGCTAGAAGTAAAGATGCTGAGCGTATGTGTGAAGGTTTTGATGATGTCTTTACATTCCATGCCGATGAACTAAATCGTTTTAAAGAACTACTCAACAAACTATTTCCAGAAAACTTTGCAGATGCTTGATAACTACCTGAACAAAATTACCGTTGGTGACTGTCTGAATCTTCTCAAGAAGATTCCAGATGAGTCTGTTGATATGACCTTTGCAGATCCTCCGTTTAACCTGAAGAAGAACTACAAAAACTATCATGATTCTCTGGAGGTTGAGGAGTATCTCAAGTGGTGTGATGAATGGATCACGGAGATGGTTCGTATTACCAAATCAACTGGATCTATTTTTATCCACAACATTCCCAAGTGGCTCACATACTATTGTCAGATTCTTAATCAGAAAGCACACTTCAAGCATTGGATTGCCTGGTATGCTCCCACTGCTCCTATGGGTAAGAGTTTACAACCAGCACACTATGGTACTTTGTTCTATGTCAAGGATATAAAGAAAGCAAAGATCTATCCTATTCGTATGCCTCATGAGAGGGAGAGGAAATCTACTTACCTAAAGAAAGATTATGGTGGTAAGAAAGATCAGATTCATCCTTTTGGACCTCTCGTTCCTGATGTATGGAATGATATTCACAGAGTAAAGCATGGCAAGTATCGAGACGATCATCCCTGTCAGTTACCAGTGCCTCTTTTAGAGCGTTTGGTTCTCATGACTACAGATGAGGGAGACGTTGTTCTAGATCCTTTCATGGGGTCTGGTACGACAGCAGTAGCGTCTAAAAAACTTGGTAGGAATTACATTGGGTTTGATCTTAGTGAGCATTATCAGAAGATTGGTGAGAATAATCTAAGTCAGGTAGAACCTAACTCTAAGGTGGGTAACTCTTGGGTGAGTTATCATCTTGGTGAGGTTAGAACACTTAGAGATAAAGACTGGGAAGATCTAAAGGATCACTTTGATATTCCTGTCAATATGAAAGACATTGATTTTACTAAAGTTACACTCAAGTCTGACATCAAAAAGTCTAAACAAAATATTGTTTCTGATGGACCTCTTGCAAAATACTTGACAAAGTGATATAATGGGGGTCGCAAGATCCTCTTTTTATGGACGTAAAAGAAAATTATTATAAGTATTGGTATGATATCTGGAGTTCTCAGACTCCAGAAGTTTTGAATGCTACTGCACTTATTCGTGTTGTTGAATGCACGAATGGTTGTGTGCAACATGCATTCAGAGATGGTGATGAGAGAGCACTTTCTGTTGAACAAACTCGTGATTGTATGAAACTCTCTATGGGCACAATCAAAAATAAAGTTCTCCCATTACCTGATGGCACAGAAGTTGTTCTTCCTAAAGAGTGTCATGGTATTATGGATGAGGCCAGAGATCTTTATGTTCGTGGATTTAAACAAGGTGATAATGAAGCATTAGAAGAGTTCTTTGCACTATCAAAGGCACACTTTAAAGTTCTTGGTAGAGAACTTATTGATGAGAAGTTTCGCTATTTTGCCGAACACTTTGAGGATGTCTTTACTCCTTATTGGATTATGATGGGCAGATTTTACATTTATAGTGTTGGTGAGTTTGTGTGAAGTATCCGAACGATCCACCTGATGCGGTCTGTCCTTATTGTGGTCAAAAGGATAGACCTTGTTCTTATGTGAATCATCTTGCCAGAGCATGGGCAAGGGCAGCATGTCAACATAAGAATAAATAATTGTAAGATGCAAGTTCTTATGCAACTCTACAATTCTCCTCAAGCCTATGTCTTTAACCTCCAAACAACGAGTTCTGCAGAAGCGAAAAGATTATGGAGGTCAAAGATAAAGGAAGAATGGGATTGGGAGTGTGCCTATTGTGGGTCTGATAAGAATCTCACAATAGATCACATTGTGCCTAGAGCAAAAGGTGGAACAGATTTTACGAAGAATGTTCTGTGTGCCTGCCACGAATGTAATCAAGATAAAGGTCATACTCCTGTGGAAGATTGGTATCTTTCTCAGGAGTTTTTTGATGTTGATAGATATGAAAAAATTAAAGATTGGATGAAACCAGAACTTCCATCCAATCTTTATCGATATGGATCTAGAAGAAATATCGTATTATAAATATATCAGCAGTATATACTGCTATTCTGGTACATACCAAATTGTAATAAATGGCCACTCCTATAAGGATTAAAAGGTCTGCCGTATCCGGTAAGAGACCTACGAAGGAACAGTTGCAGCTAGGAGAATTAGCTGTAAACTTTTACGATGGTAAAGTATTCTTCAAGCAAGATACTAATGGAGTTGGTATTGGAACCAGAATAGTAGAAATTGGTGCAGGAAGTACAAGTTCTGTAGGTAAGACGTTATATGTGGCAGATAATGGTGATGATGAGAATACTGGTTTAGATGATAAGAATGCAAAGGCAACGATTAAATCTGCAGTTGCACTTGCTGTTCCGGGAGATACTATAAAAGTATTTCCTGGAACTTATGTTGAAGATAATCCAATTAATCTTCCGGATAATGTTTCTGTTGAGGGAGCAGAATTAAGACGTTGCCTAGTTCAACCACAGAATACTGGTGAAGATTTATTTTATGTTGGACAAGGAAATCATATATCAGATATAAGTTTTGTTGGATCTGCAGCAACCAACAATTCTGCAGTAATTGCATATAGACCACTTGTAGGTGTTTCTTCGGATAGATTTTTTGATGCTGCAAGATTGATTCGTGAGAACTTAGATTTTATTGCACAAGAAACTGTAGGATATTTAAACAGTAATGACTATCCAGGATTCTCTATGAATTCTGGAACAACTGAAAGTTGTGCAGATGATATTAAGGATGTATATCTTGCAGTATGTCATGATATTACCAGAGGTGGTAATTCTAAATGTATAGAAGCAGGTAAGAAATATTTTGATATTAATGGAAACTTAGATCATATTGTTGGATTTGGTGCAACAACAATAGATGCTTTTAATTATTCAATTGGTATTGCTCGTTCATGTATTAACAATCATCCTTGGACAGGTGGATATCAGTCTGAGTATGGGCAAGTTAGAGATTTAAGTATTCAAGCAGATGGTTCTACTGGATCAAATAATGATTTTGGTTCTTGTGCAAATGTTCATTCTGCTATCACTGTTTGCGTTGGAATTGTAACTGGTATTATTCAGAACGGTATTGATGGAAATCCTGCAGTAAGTGGATTTACAACTAATTTCCCAGGGAATAGTGGAGCAATTAGTTCTGGAATTTTAACCGCATCATCAAGCCCACTACAAGGAACTGGTATAATCACGAAAGGACCATATATTAGAAACTGCACAAACTTCATTCCTAATAGTATTGGTGCAAGAATTGATGGATTTAATTCTGATCCTGGAGATCAAATAAACAATATTGGTGTTCAGGGATCTTTCAATGTAGATTCTTATACACAATATAATCAAGGTGGTATTGGAGTATCAGTTACAAATGGTGCATATGCACAATTGGTATCACTCTTTACGATTTGCGACGACATTGCTGTTTATACTGGTGGTGGTGGTCAGTGTGATTTGACAAATTCCAATTCTTCTTTCGGGACAAAAGGTCTTGTATCAAAGGGAGTTGGAGATGCTTCAAGTAAATGTATTGATCGTTATACTGGAGAAGTTTCTACATCTGCAGAACAACTTGCAGAAAAAGTAGTTGTATCTGGAATTGGAACTCATAGACCATACTCTGGACAGGCAATTTACTTTGGAAAGTTGTATTATGAAGTAGATGATATTGTAGTTTCTTCTGGTGGAACTGGATACACAAATCCACCGATAGTAACTATTTCATCTCCGACTGGACCTGGTAATGCAATTGATGCAACCTCTACTGCAACAATTGAAAATGGATCTGTTACTGAAATTAATATTATTAGTAGAGGAACACAGTATACTTCTACTCCAACAATAACACTATCATCTCCTGATGTTGGTATTAATACTGCAACTGCAACAATTAGTTTGAGACCAATATATTATGGTGTCAAATCTTCGACAGAACCATCTGCTGGTATATCAACAATCACTTTAAATAGAAATCTAAATAATCCAATAGGTATTGGAACAACTGTATTTTTCTCTCGTCAGAGTCTTCAGATAGTAAGTTCCCATTCCTTCCAATATATTGGTGCAGGGAATACAATTGAAACTGCATATCCCTCTAGAGGTGGAGTTACTATTCAGAATAATGAAGTTATAAAACTTGATGGTGGACAGATTGTTTATACTAGCACTGATCAAGATGGTAATTTTAGAATTGGTGATGGTGTAGTTATTGATCAATCTTCAGGAACAATTAGCGGTGATGTTTATGTCAAGAGTTTGTTGAATCAAGTTACCCCATTCATCTTAGCTTTAGGAGATTAATTAAATGGCAGCGGTAAATAATTTTAAAACATTTACAGAAACTGTTGGATTGACAACATCAGTTTTTTATACTGCACCTGCTGGATATACTGGTGTTGTTTTATTATCTCAAGTGACAAATAAAGGTGCATCAACTCATACCATGACATATATTTACCGTAGATCGTCTGGATCTGATACTGAAATTATTAAAAATCTTTCAATACCTGCCGGAGATACTGCTAATCTCATTAGTGGTAAATTGGTTGTTGAAAGTGGAGATAAGTTGGCTATTAATGGCAGTAATGCATCTGATCTGGATTTTATTGCCAGTATTATGGAAACCTCAAACCTATAATAGTTAAGTAAAATGGTAGCACCCGTTCGTTTTCTTTCAGGTAGACAGCAACAACAAAAGATTGGTGTTCCCGATAGCACCGAGGATCTTAAGGTTCTGGAGGTTGTAGGTCGTGCTGGTATCGGAACTACTATTTTTGAACCAGACCATGAACTTGATATTAGAGGAACTACAAAATCTACCACATATCTTGGTGAAGGCGGAGCACTTACGTTGGGATCATCATCAGATGGAAGTTTGACGACAAGTGGAGCACTCAATACTTTTACGAGTAACTCTAGTATAGTTAATAGTATTGATGAATTAAATGAATTATCATTTAATATTATTAGAAATACTGCTGTAACTGAGGTTGGGTTTACTGCGAATACAACTGCTGGTGCTGCTACTCTTAATGTAACACTAACGATTACCTCATCAGGTAATGCTAATCGATATGATATTGATTGGGGTGATGGAAGTAGCACAAGTGATACGACAGATTCAACACCTTCACATGCATATACTAACGTTGCCGGTGGATTATATACTGTTGTAGTTACAGCAAAAAATTCTAGTGGTGTTGGAGCAGGATCATCTCAAACTTTGACAAAGGCAGGTTTTATAACAGTTTATACACCTGCTCCTGTTATGGGATTCAATCTTTATAGAGCATCTTCCGGTGGTTCTGCACTTACTGGAAATGATCTTTATGTTGTTGATAACACTGGTGGAACTAATTCATATAATGAACTGTATCTCGACAACACTACTACAAATGCAAGTGGAGTAGGAATTGGTGCTACTTATTCTGTTAATTGGGGTGATGGATCTTCGGTAACTCCTGTCAATAGTGATACTGATGCTGGTGGATCTAGCGGAGCAAGACTTGCACATACTTGGGCAGATGGGACAAGTAGTGGAACGAGTAGAGATACTGTTACTCTTACTATTTTAAACCACAATACTACAGATCCTGCAGAGATTCCAAAGAGCACTACAACTTCTTTGAAGGTATATCAAGATGATATTGCTGCACCATCTGGTTTAAGTTCTAAGACACTTAATAATGTTTCTAGTACAGGAACTTCACCAAAACTTGCTTCTGGATTTACTGACAATACTGGTGGTGCAACAATATCTGCAGGAGATGATGTTAATCGTGTAACTGGTGGAACTGCAACTGCTGGTCCTATTACAACATTTGCATATAATGCAAATTCTGGAACTCTTACTGCAAATGTAAACGGATCTGCTGATGGAAGTAGAGCACTTACTACTGGAGATGATAGTGGAACTTACACTAGTCTTGTAATTGATTCTGAAAGTGATTATCAGTTATTAAATTCTAGTGGATCTTCTACTACATTTGCAAATAGCACTTATTATCCTGGTTTATATAAGGGATTTAAGGCAAGAGTTGCAAAGTCTGTTGCATCTCTTTCAACAGGTGCAAACAGTATGCAGTTATTGCATAGTGCAACTGGTAATACAAACGTAGTTGAGTTTGTTAAAGATAACTTGACTGCATCACCAACTGTTAATATTGGTAGTGCAACATTAACACAAAATGTTGCTGGAATATTTAGATATATCTCTGGTGTTCCATATTACAATTCTGGTTCACCAAGTCTTACACTTGCTGGTGTAACAATTGATGATTTGGTTGGGCAGTGTTATACAAACCAATCAAATATTGTTGAAGTTGATGATGGTACAAATCAGGAGAGCACTTCTTCTGATGCTATTACCAACTCTAATTACACTTATGCAAATATTGATGGTTCAACAACGATGCTTTCTAGTGGAGTACCAAAAGTAAACACTGGAACATCAAGTGCTTATGCAATTGGTTCTCTTACAGTTCCAATTACATCTTCTAATGTTAGAACGATTAGTAGAGTAAAAGTTAGAGCAAGAAATGTGAATGGTGTAAGTTCATATAGTAGTGATCTTTCTACTATTGTTCAAGTTCACAAATCTGCTCAGAGTGGAATTAGTGAAATTGCAATTTCGGTTGCTGATGCTCTGGGTGCTGGTTTTGATGATGATGGAGTAAGAATTTATGATTTTAAAGATGCAACGACTGATACTCCATCTTATACTGGTTCAACAAACTTCTATACTAACCAACCATATACTGAATCATTAACTTCCGCAACTGTAGGAATTAAAGAAGCAATTGTAAGACTTGGGGTGATTAAGTTTGATCAAACTAATTTTTCTTCCGGTTATCTTCCTGTAGGACCAAATAGAAGTTCTGCTCCATCAACTCAATACTTTACTTTTGCTTTCCGACGAACACCACTAGCAAACTTTAATATTAATATTGTTTCTAGTAGTATTGCAGGTCTTTGGATTGCTGCTCCTGGAAGTGGTATAGACAATACTAGTGGACTAAATGGTTGGTTAAGAGCAGATACACAATATAATGGATCTGGCACGCCAGGTAGTGGAGCAGGTGGTAATGGTAGTGATGGATGTGCTGTAACTGGTTCTGATAGAATCCAAGCAAGCACTTCCTTAAATGGAAGTTTTGAAATGACTCTTGGTAGTGAGAATTTGAGCAGTGCTACTGGTAATGTTGCATTAGTGAGGATTGCATTAACATCTGGACAATCCGTAACATCTCTTTCTGTATCCTAAGGTTAATAAGTAAATGGCAATTTCAGAAACACAAAAGGTTGATTATCTTTGGAAGAAGCTTGCTTACGGACTTTCCAAAACGGATACGAATGCTAATAAAAGAGCAACCAACGAATCGATAGCAAGTCCATTACTTCTCAGCGGAGAGAACGTTTGGTCGCAATCGAACTTGATTCCTGCAACCATACCAGGATCTTCTAGTGGTGTTGTTACTGTTTATCCGACAAGTTCTCCAGATGAGACTACTGCAGATACATCAGCAACAACAAATAGAACTTGGAAAACGGGACTTACTGATTGGATTTCTCCAGAATTTGGTTCAACGTATCTTGTAAAGGTTTATATTCATACTGCGGGACAATCTGGATCTGCTGCTTCTAGTGGGACTCAAGTATTTGGTGCTGGTTCTGGTAATGATGATGAATGGTTCTTTGATTATCAGTCAGGTATTCTTCATTTTATAGGAACAAATCTTCCTTCTGGTATTTCTGGTAAATCAGTTTATGTTAGTGGTGCAAGATATACTGGTATTAAAGGTGTTGCAGTTCCTGGTGCTGGTGCAACATTTACTACTTTAAGTGTATCTGGTCTATCAACATTCAATGATGGATTGAGTATTTCTGGTATTGTTTCAGTCACTAATACGACTGAAAATACACTAGGTGATGCTGATACTGGTGCCGTTCAGATTGATGGTGGATTGGGAGTTAATGGAAATACAACAGTTGGCGGTGGAATATCTGTAACAAGTGATTCTCATTTTACTGGTGAAGTTCATATTGGGCCTGATTCTCACTTGAGTTTATCTCATGATTCTGGTGTAACTAATCATTCCAGAATTAAGGATGCTGGTCTGGGAGATCTTGTTTTTGAATCAAATGGGAATTTTGTATTTGTTGATGGGGCAGCTAATCTCAAAGCTCAGTTTAATAGTGGTGTAGAACTTTATGAAGGAAATGAAAAAAAGTTTCAAGTTGTAGGATCTGGTGTTTCTATTTTTGATAGCTTATCATCAGATGCAACAATTAATGGTCCAGGAAGATTAGTTATTAAACCCGATTTTGATGATAATAATACGGGATTATTGGTTATTGATGGTGATTTAAATGTATCTGGAGTTGTAACAGGTATAACTACTTTCAGTTCTAATGTTGACATTAATGCATCAGTTGATATTTTAACAAATCTTGATGTTCATGGTCAAACTGATTTAGATGAAGTTAATATTGATGGTGACCTTTATATTACTGATGGAATTAATGTTTCTGGTATTTCTACATTCCAAAGTTTTGTTTATCTTCCTGATTATGTTTATTTAAACTTTGGTAATAATCAAGATTTACAAATTTATCATGATAGTGATGACAGTTATATTAGAGATGTTGGTACTGGTAATTTAAATATAGATTCTGTCGACGGAAGCATAAACATCAGAGTTGCTTCTAATGAATCTGCAATAATTGCAAAAAAGAATGCTGCAGTAGAACTTTACCACGACAACTCCTTAAAATTTGAAACTACAGGAATTGGTGTTTCGGTTTCAAATGGTGGGAATGATACTGCAACAATCACTGGACCAACAAACCTTATTATTGATCCTGCAGTTGTAGGTGATGATACTGGTGTTGTAAGAATCAAAGGTGACTTATACGTTGATGGAACAACTACTCAGATTAATTCTTCTACGATTCAACTTGCCGATTTTATAGTTGGAATTGCCACTACAGCAACTAGTAATGCTTTAGCAGATGGTGCTGGTATAGAGATTGGACCATCCAATATCAATTTCAAATATTATTATAATAGCAATACAAATCCATCATTAAAATCAAGTGAAAATTTAAATATTGCTCTCAACAAAGTCTATCAAATTAATCAAGTTGAGGTATTAAGTTCAACAACATTAGGTTCTGGAGTTGTAAATTCTTCATTAACAAATGTAGGAACTTTAACCGAATTAAATGTATCTGGTATCTCTACCTTCTCTTCACTGGTAGACATTAATGCTGGATTGGACGTTGATGGGTTCACTGAATTAGATTCAACCAACATTTCCGAAACCTTAAGTGTATCTGGTTTATCGACCTTTGCTTCTAATGTTGATGTTAATGC